TAAACGCTTGATTTAGCTATTTCTAAAATAGTCTCTATGTTTGGTACGGAGTCTCTCGTCTCTATAAAATAAAAGTGATCGTGAATAAATTTTAACGATTGATTTAATTCTTCTTTGGTCATCCTGTTATGAAAGCCATCGTCAAAGTTTTTATTAATATACATCTGTGTTAGCCTGCGGATGTGCATACTGGTACTATGTTCTGGAGAAAACATGGCAAACTTCCAGTCAAAATTTTCCGCAAGTTTTAAAAGTATTTGATCCAGAAATATAGATTTACCGTGATTTGGTATCCCCGTTATCACATGGAAAGTTCCTGTCATAATTTTGTAGATGTCGTCTAACCCCTTCATGCCTATTTCAATTGGCTTTTCGTAGTTGCCATCATATAGATCTTGAACTTGAGTGTAATAATCGTTGGCGCGGTACAAACCGTCTATTGGATATGGCTCTGCTTCATCTAAAACTTGTTGCAACTTTGCTTTGCCTAGTTTCACTAAAATATCATTAGCATCTTTGCAGTTATCTGGCACTCTGACAAACCAACAAATATCTTTACCAAACCGATGCAATAATTCTTTATGCAGAGCTTTCCCCGCAACATCATTATCAGTAAATATAATTATTTTTCTTGCCAACAGTGGACAATTTTCAAGGGCTTTAAAGCGAGAATCTTTAGGATTGAACTTTGCTACCTTGCCTGCCCCGTTTGCAAGGCTAGTGGCCTTATAGCCAGTCTCAGCGATGCTTAAGACATCCATCTCACCTTCAACAAAGACGACAGTGTTTTCTTTGGCTACTTTTTTGTAATTGTAAAGAATTTGTTTGGCTCCCTGACTTTGCCTAAAGTTCTTCTGTTTGTTGCGATACTTAATGTTTTCTAATTCGCCATCGGTGTTAAAGTATTGAAAACCATACCAACCTTTCTCTTCAAATATCTCAAAGTCATCTACAGTTTCCTTACTAATGCCACGTTTACTAAAATAATCATACATATCCTGGTTTTTATTGATCACAGGTGCGTCTGGTTTTACATAAATCTTCTGTTTTGGTATGTACATGCGATCATTATTAACAAAATAAGATCCTTTCCAATCGCAATGATGACAGAACCAAACCGTACCCTCTTCGTTAATAGTAACGCTCAAGGGGTTATCTGACATATTATGTGGCGGTTGACATTGTGGACACTTAACTTTTTGGGTGCCAAAGTCAAATTTCTTGAGCTTAATACCCAAATCTTCTGGTCGTTCATTCATTTTACTCTCCTTTTTAACCTGCCAGAGAATTTAAATCATTTCTCTTTACAGGTTGTTTCATTTCATCATTCCATCTCTCTCCATTTAACCAAGTGGTCGGATGTGGAATAAATTTTTCATCAGTCTTATCATTCAATACTGCAAATCTCTTTGCACCTTCAATAATTCTTTTTTGATCTTTATGTTTCTCAAATATTTGTTTAGCCTTTTTCTTAGCTATTCTGCGTGGATAAATTTTCCAAAATTCTTCAAACAATCTATTATCTTTTGTATCTTCTTTAGTATTGTAGGGTTCTGGAACCCCCTGCCTCTGGGCTATGACACCCCTATCCGTTTCTCCACCCATAGCTATAGTCAAATGATATCTATTACTGGTATGACCGCCCTTTTCGTTCTTACGATGCTCTATTCTTAGTAAACCTAGCTCTTCAAATTCTTTGATTGTTTTTTGGATCCCTTTCGTATCTTTGAGGCCAACAATATCTGCAATATGACGATAAGATGGGTAACAGGTACCTCTTTCATCGGCATAATTTGCTAAAAGAACTAAGATAAATTTTTTGGTTGGGGTGAGGCCATTGGTTTTCAGAGCTTGATTGAGACATTCAATGGACATGAATCAATCCTACCATCAGGTAAAAAATAAGACAACCCTAAATGGAATATCAATAATCTTTTTCATAAAATCTTTCTAACTGGGAGGTACGATAAACTTTAACCTTGCCTAATTCTTCATCATAGAACCTGGCATATTTTTTTGTCGTGTTGGTAAAGCCACAGAATGTACCAAAAATTGTGCTTCTTTTAAGACGACATCTACATCCATATTCTAAGGGTGAAGTGTTGCCTATGTCTAAATTCATATTAGCTCCTATCTTTGATTAATTCTAAAGCTCTTTCGTGTGCTTCCTTCCAACTAAAACAACAATAGTCGCCATCGCTTCCTGCTGCAAAGTAGTCGTCATTTTGGTCGGCTTCGTTTATGTCGTAAACATCTATACGCATTTCTCCATAATACCAATCATCATCCTTTTCTACTCTTAACCAATTATACTCTTCACACAACTCTAGGCATTTCTGCTTAGGACTCTTTGATACTTTTCTTGCTACTGGCTCTGCATACTTAGAAGTAAGTTTGTCCTCATCGTACTTGGTTTCATATTGCTTAATACTTTTACTAACTTTCTTAAGACTGTTGGCAACTCTTTTTAGATTTGCCTCATACTGTTTTTGTCTCTTAATAAGATTGTCTTGTCTAGCTAAAAGTTTCTGATAGTTTTTATGCACCTGATTCAAAGGCTTTTTAGGTTCTATAACTTTTTCTTGTGGCTTGATTGCTTTAGAAATATCTATCTTACTTCTGGATAATTTTTTGTACCAAATATTTTCGGTCAAAGAAACAAAATCTAAATCATAACTATTAGCAGATTTAGCAAGATCGCTTATAGAAGGTTTATCTGGATGCACAAAATGTAACAAGGCACAGAAGGCAGAGACAAACTCTTTACCATGTGGAGGTTTAGAATTAGAAGTCAAAGCGTGAGCATACTCATGCAAGTAAACCGACCAGTTAAAACCATACCCTGCTAAATAAATAGCGTCATCATAAGTATTGTAATGGCAGACACCATTGGCATATTTATCATGTACCTGTGTTTTAAGACCAAACAATCCATTGAGGCGTTTGTTAAGATACTTTAGCTGGTAGGTCTCTAAAGTTTTATTACCTTTCTGTGACCAGGCGGAAGCGTTCTCCCATTTGTAGACTCTGCTTTGTTGATAATCTGTTTTCATTTTAACTCCTTCAATTTATTATATAGTGATTATACCACAATGGAATAACAAATAAAGAAATACTTTTGTAAAAATGTAGCCTTTGCTCTATATTATTCCAAAGGAGACTAAATGAATATACAAGAGTATGAAATTAGTAAGGTAATTCCTTACAAAAACAATCCTAGAATAAATGTAGATGCAGTTAATGTGGTCAAAAAATCTCTTAAAGAGTTTGGCTTTCAACAACCTTTAGTAATAGACAAAGACAATAAAATAGTAGTGGGTCACACAAGATTGTTAGCAGCTAAAGAATTAGGTTTAAAAACTGTACCCTGTGTAGTCGCAAATAATTTATCCGATGAGCAAATCAAAGCCTATCGGATCATGGATAACAAATCATCTGAATATGCCTCATGGAACTATGGCTTATTAACCAAAGAGGTCACAGACTTATTGGAAGCAGACTATGATCTAAATCTAACAGGCTTTGATGAATTTGAACTCAAAGATTTAGGTATAAATATTGATTTAGGTTTCGCAGAAGAACCTCAAACAAATGATGATGATGCTCCTGACTTACCAGAGGACCCTATTTCTAATTTGGGAGATGTATGGCAATTGGGAAATCACAAGCTAGTTTGTGGTGACAGTACAATTCAAGACGATTTAGACAAACTTGTAGGTAATGCAAAAATACAAATGGTTTTTACTGACCCACCTTATAACGCTGATTATACTTCAAGGGTAGATAAACAAAGAAGAAAGCAATGGGGATCAATTATTAATGATAATATGTCTAAAGATGACTTTACAGACTTTTTAATAGATATAAATCAAATATTGTGGGAAGTTATGGATGATGGAGCTAGTGTATATGAGTGCATTGATTGGAAAAGATATCCGCAGATGCAAAATGTTTTTGAGCAAGTCTTTAATCAAAAGGCAATGATAATTTGGAATAAAAATTATTTTGGATTGGGAACTTATTATAGAACCAAGCATGAGATAGTTTTATTTGGCTGTAAAGGTAAAAAATTAAAAACATGGAACGCAGGGCATGATGAAATGGATGTATGGGATATAGCTAGGGATAACGCAACCAGCTATAAACATCCTACACAAAAGCCTGTAAGTATTTCATTAAGAGCTTTGAATAACACATCCAAGAAGAAAGATAATATTTTAGACTTATTTTTGGGTTCAGGTTCTACACTTATTGCTTGTGAAAAACTTTATAGAAATTGTTATGCAATGGAGCTAGATCCAAAGTATTGCGATGTTGCAATACAAAGGTGGCAAAACTATACAGGTAAAGACGCTATTCATTTAGAAACAAATAAGACTTATAATGAGTTGCAAAAAGATACAGAAAATGGCGAACAAAAAACCTAAATATAAAAAAATTACTGCGGAACTTAAGCAACAGCTTAAAATGGCTTATGTGCAGGGAGAGGTTGATCCACAAG